AAAAAGTCCCGAGTACGAAGCCGGAGCCAGAAGCGACCTCAGTCTGATAATTCGGATGAACTGGAGCGGGGGACAGCTTCAGGAATTACCAGACGGACATCGACCGATTCTGATCGCGATGCTTCGAGAGCAGGACCGGGAGAGCAAGCGACGAGCGCGGAGGTAGTAACCCCGAGCGACTGAAGAGGAGGGCACGAGCGTGGCGGTTTCGGTCGGGACTATCGAGGCGAGACTAGACCTGCGAGACCGGATGTCGCAGCAGCTCGCGCTCGCCTCGAAGAAGGTGACCGCGTTCGGCGGGCAGATGTCGACCGCCGGGAAGAAGCTCCAAGCGTTCGGCAGTAGCACGCAGGCAGCGGGGATGTCGATGCTCCCGCTGACTGCCGCGATCGTCGGTCTTGGAGCGGTCGCGCTCGTTACCTTCGCCGACTTCGAAAGCAAGATGAACCGCGTCCGAGCCGTCACCGGCGCGACAGGCGAAGACTTCGAGGCGTTAGAAGCGACGGCGAGAGAGCTTGGCGCGACGACCGTCTTCACGGCGCGCGAAGCGGCTGAGGCGATGGGCTTCTTCGGCCTGGCCGGTTTCAAAGTCAACGAGATTATCGGCGCGATGCCTGGGGCGCTCCAGCTCGCGGCAGCAGCGCAGATCGACGTCGGCGCAGCCGCTGACGTCACAGCGAAGATCATGCGCGGCTACGGTCGCGACGTGTCCGAAGTTGCGAATCAGAACGACGTCTTGGTCAAGGCGTTTACGACCGCGAATACAGACCTCACCCAACTCGGCAACGCGTTCAAGATGGCTGGTCCGGTCGCGCACGTCGCCGGAATTGAGTTTGAGGAGACGGCAGCGGCGCTGTCTCTGATGGCCGACGCTGGATTCCAGGGGACGCTCGGTGGCACGGCGCTGCGCGCGGCGATCGCGCGTCTCGGCGGGGCCGTGCCAGCCGTGTCGAAGGATCTCGCGGAGATGGGTGTCGTCACGCAAGATACGACCGGGAAGATGCTCCCATTCGCCGACATTCTTGAGCAGCTTGAGGCGCAGGGGCTCGAAGCCGGAGAGATCATGGCGCTGTTCGGGTTGAGAGCCGGGCCTGCGATGGCCGCGCTGCTCGATCGCGGCGCTGATTCGCTCCGTGACTTTACTGGAGAGCTGCACGACGTACAAGGTGTTGCTGGGGAAATTGCTGGCGTGCAATTGGAAGGACTGCGCGGCGAGTTTATTCTGATGAAGTCGGCGGTCGAGGGCGCGAGTATCGCGCTCGGTGAGACGCTTGAACCGGCTGCGACCGCAGCGGTTGGGTACCTGAGAGATATGGCGCTCGCGATGCGTGACGACGTGATCCCCGCGTTCAACGATCTTCAACCTGTGACGAAGACGGTCGCGGGCGGGATGCTCGCGTTTATTGCGTCCGTCGGTCCTGGGTTGCTCGCGCTCGGCGCGACGATGCGTATCGTCGGCTTCAGTCTCGCTGGTGTAGGAATTACTGCTGGGAGCGCTGGGAAACTTATGTCCTTCCTCAGGAAGGGGCTCGGGCAAACGACCTTGGCGATGCTCGCGATGCTGAGGCCCGCTGGGTTGATCCTCGCCGCGTTCGCGACCGGCTTCTTTATCGGCGACTTGCTCAAGAACGTGCGTCTTCTTGATAGTTCGGTGTTCTCACTTTCCGAGGCGTTTGAATTCGGCTTCATCAAACTCGACAACTGGATGCGCGGTATCGAGATGAGCGACGACGCGATCCAAGAAGCGATTACATCTCGTGGAAGGCTGAAGGCGGCGACCGACGAAGAAGCCGATGCCGCTTTGGAGGCGGCGAAGGCGAATCAAGAGTTTGCGGCTGCGCTGGAGGAAGAGCGGCTTGCGGCGCTCGCCGATGTCGATGGGCTTGGCGAGCTAGGGAAAGGGCTCGGGGGAGTTACCGGGAAGACGAAGGGCCTGTCTGATGAAGTGAACGCGCTGATCGATTCGTTAGGTGGCGCTGGGCTCCTGGCCGTTGCGCAAGATACCGAGACGGCGATTGCCGCGATCGGTGGCGTCGAGAAGCTCACGACAGAGCAGACGGCGGCGTACGCCGCGCAGGTCAATATCTTGATCGAGCGGTATCGTGCGCTCGGAGGTCCGGCTGGTGCCCAGGTGATCAAACATTACGAGGGAGTCCTTGCGACTCTCCCGAAGGTCGGATTAACGCTCGCTGAGATCAACGACCAGTTTGGGACGAGTCGCTTTGGAGCGAACACGCTTGGCAAGGGGCTGAAGACGCTGGCGCGTGAGTCGATGGGTCTCGACAAGGACGGGCTAGCCCCCGTGCGGCACAGTATGGATATGCTCACGCTGGCGACGGACAGGAGCATTCCGATCTTGCTGAAGTGGAGTGGAGCGATCCAGCATAGCGCGACTGAAGGGGTCTCTGCGTTCTCTGAGGCGCTCTCGCAACTACCGAACGTAGTGATGGGCGCGCTACAAGGCGGGGGTAGCGTCCTGAAGAGTGTCGGCAGCTTATTCGGGAGCAGCCTGACGAAGTCGATCTTTGGCGGTGAAGCGATGCAGGCCGGGATCTCGACGATGTTCGGTGCGACGATCGGTGGCGCGCTCAACTCGATCTTGCCGGGGATTGGCGCTCTTGCCGGTCCGCTGATCGGAAAGATTGCGGGGCTCTTTGGTCAGAGCCAAGGATCGAAGGACGCGGACACGGCGAACGAGTCGTTGCGGACGATGCGGATGGAGATTCTGAAGACGTACGGCTCGCTTCAGAACATCAGGGATATGGGTGGCGAGGCTGGTGAGGCGCTCGCGGATGCGTGGGGAAGTCAGAACGTCAAGGGGCTGGCGCACTTCAAGAAGCAACTCGACGCGTTCACGAAGAGCATCGAAGCGGACAAGCAGGCCGTCGAGGACTTCCTGTCGAGCGTAAGTGGCGCGTTCAAGGAGCTGACGAGTTCGGGCGCGCTCGTGACGAGAGAGTTCCGTCAGGTGATGGAGTCCATCGAGGAGATGGGTAATACGGCGGAGGTCTCGGCGTACAAGCTCAGCCAGATCGGTCGCGCCGCAAATGGGATGGCGACGCTCATACAGAACACGATGGTTACGACGCAGGGCGTCGCCGACGGGCTGACGTCGGCGCTCGACCGATCGTTCAGGGAGATGGTCGCCAACGGGATGTCGGCTGGGGACGCGATCAGCCAGTTGTCTCCGGCGATTCTCGCGCTTCAAGCTGACATGGACGCGAGCGGTCTGACTGGGTCTGCCGCGTTCGACAAGATCCGGAATATGGCGCTGATCGCCGCGAGCGATATCAACGGGCCGCTGCTAGCAGCCGTGCACGGATCGGTAGAAGCGATGGCCGGTCTGCATAACGCTGGCATACTCGACCAGGAGATGTTCGTCGCGCTCGCGAACCAAGCGACGCAGGCGTTCCAGCAGATGGTCGACGGTGGCGCTGACGGGCAGGCAGCGTTGCAGCTCATCGCGCCTGACCTCCAGAAGATTTGGGAGCTGCAGCAAGAGTTTGGCTATGAGGTCGACGACTCAACGCAGAAGCTAATTGACCAGGCGATCCAAGCTGGGCTTGTCGGAGAATCGCATCGGGACGCGTCGCAGGTCGCGACCAAAGCGATGGAAGACGCGGCGAAGGCGCTGGAGCGCGTCGCGGACATTCTGAGCAAGATGTTCGAGGATGCTGGGAACTCTAGCGAGACGTTTGCCGAGCGCGCGCGGAGAGCCGTTAACTCGATCCCGTCGAGCGCGACGACGACGCACACGATCAATACCGTCTACACCGGAGGGCCAGACACCGATTACCCGAACGAGAGGGGGCCGCAAACAGAGGACAACGACCAGCAGTTTCCGGCGTTCAAGGACGGTGGTGACGTAACCGCGACCGGCTTCGCGCTCGTCCATAAAGGCGAGACGGTTACACCGGCTGGGAAGTCAACGAGCGGGGTCAACTCTATCGGCGAGCACGGCGTTGGATTTAACCATATGCTCGGCGAGCTTCGCTCGATCAAGCAGCTCTTGCGGACGTTGCCTGAGACGGTCGCTGGAGCCGCGATCTTGGCGCAGAGAAGATGAGCGTGAGCGCGACGGTCGTCATGCAAGCCGAGCTAGCCGGAGCCGGTGGCGGCTGGACGGACATCTCAGCTGACGTGAACATCGGCGTCGATTCGATCGCGGTGAGCTATGGGATACGCGGTGGCGGTCCGCTCGACCGCGTCGCGAATGTCGGCTCGATGTCGTGGTCGATGAATAATTCGACGACGAATAGCGGGGGCGTCCTCGGCTACTACACGCCTGGGCATACGAACGCGCGCAGCGGGTGGGAGGTCGGGGTCATCGTTCGGCTCGCAATTACGTATAGCGGAACGACGTACTACAAATTCTACGGAACGCTGGTATCGATCACGCCTGACGCCGGGATCTACCAGCAGCGGTCCGTCGCGTGCGTCGCGCACGACTGGATATCGGAGGCGGCGAATTGCTTACTCCGTGATATGTCGGTGCAACTCGCGAAGCGGAGCGACCAAGTGTTCAGTACGATCCTCTCGGCGTCGCACCACAGACAGCCACCCGCGACGTCGATCGCGACTGGGCAGTCGACGTTCGCCGTCTCGCTCGACAACGTCCGAGACGAGAGCACGGTCGGCCTGCGCGGACTCGCGGACGTGACGATGGCCGAGGGCGGGTTTATGTACGTCAAGGGCGACACAGTGCAGGGCGGGACGCTCGTCTTCGAAGATCGCCACGCGCGTCCGCTGAAGACGTCCTCGGCGACGTTCGTTGAAACGATGTTCGAATTGGGGGCGGTCCGGTCGCGCGCCGATATCTTCAACCGGTCGAATGTCATTATTCATCCACGCAAGATCGACGCGCTGGCGACGACCGTCCTGTACTCGCTGACGCCGACGACGAGCATGAAGCCCTCGATCATCGCTGGCGCGACGCTGGCGTTTACCGGTCTCTATCGAGATGCGACAGGCCAGTTTGTCCGCGTTGGTGGCGACGAGATCGTGACGCCGGTCGCGACGACTGACTACCTCGGCAACTCACAGGCAGATGGTCTTGGATCAGACCTGACCGCGTCGCTTGGGCTCGTCTTCGCGTCGTCTGGAAACAGCGCGACGTTCACGTTCACGAACAACCACCCGACCGCAACGATCTACCTGACGTCCGTGCAGGTGCGCGGGAAGGCGGTCCAGGACCGGTATGAGGTCTCTGTCTTCTCGAAAGACGACACGAGTGCAACCGCGTACGGTGAGCGTGACTTCACCTACGACATGATCTTTGAAGACAGCATCGATGTCGGGGCCGGGTTCGCCGAGTGGATGGTCTCGCTCTACGGCAACCCGCGTATGGTGATCGCGTCGATCGGGATCAAGGGGAACCGGAGCGACGCGCTGATGATACAGGCGCTCGCGCGCGAGCCTGGCGACAAGATCACGGTCACGGAGAGTATGACCGGGATCGCCGCGAACACCTACTTTATCAACGGCGTCCAGCTGACGGTCGACGCGGGCGGTGAGATCACGGCCAGCTGGGTCCTCGCGCCAGCCGACCAGTCGCAGGCGTGGATTCTTGAGGACGCGGTCGCTGGCCTCTTAGGGGCGAGCACTTACCTGGGGTTTGTATGAGCTATTCGATCCTACCGACTGACCACCTACTCGGGCCGCGCGAGCTGTACGGCGCGCCGTCGCCGGAGATCTACATCCAGATGCAGGTGATGTCGATCCGCGCGAAGATGAAGCAGTTCCCGTTCTTGAACTGGCGCGTGCCGTTCGTGCATACGGGCAAGCCGGTCCCGTTGATCGTCGCCGACTCGTTATGGCAACTGGTCTGCGGATGCGGCGGGAATTTCCCCTCCTACGATCCGCACTGGGAAGTTGCGGCGTGCTTCTCCTGCGGAGCGGTGTACCGGCAAGCGCCTCCGCGCGACTGGCGACGTATCGAAGAAGTCCTCGTGTGCAGGCCGGTTCCCGGCGACCGACACTTGACGGTCGGGCAGACGGTCGCTGACCTCGTCCGCGAGAACCGCGAGCACGGAGATCCGGTACCCGCGTGGGCCGGAGAGAATGAGGTGACCCACTAATGGCGTACATCGCACCATCGACGCGGTCGGCTGGCGCGCTGATTACGGCGGCGATCTGGAACAGCGACGTCGTCGCGAATCCGATCGCGCTCTATGCGGGCGCGATGTCCCCCGCCGGTGCCGCTGCTGGCGACGATCTGTTCATGTCGACGACGACGCAGATCGGCGTTGGTG